TTCATTTACTGCCTTTGAATTATCAGCAAGTGTAATCTTCATTTCACCTGGTCTTGTGCCACCATCTATAGTTTCAGATTGATACATAGATGCAATCTCATTAATACTAAGATTAGAGCCACGACCAAGTTCAAAGTATTCACCTTTGTACTCTGTTTTACCCATACATTTTATTAGACCTTGACAAATGTCTTTGACGTGTGTAAAGTCTCTACGTTGTTCACCACCATTTATGATTGGTAACGCTTTACCTTCCGCCTTCATCTCATCCCAAATCTGTATCACGGTCGCATAAGGACTATGACCTTTTATCATATGTTCTCCATATACATTATAGAAACGAGTTATGATAGTAGGTAAGTCATATATTGCAGAATACATTCTACAAACTTCTTCCCCTTGCCATTTAGTAAATGTATAAGGATTAGCGAAATGGTCTCCGTGAACTGAACTTGATGCAGCATATATAACCTGAATATTATTCTCACGTGCAAACTCACATATATTCATAGTTCCTGTTGCGTTAGCGTGAAACGTAGTTAGTGGATGTTTGTATGAGGGTTGTATTCTTGCCAAAGCTGCGAGATGAAATATAACATCAATGTCTTTAGGTATTTGAAAACGTGCCTGTCCCCAGGCTCCGTGTTTAGCAGATGAATCACTCAAGTCACCTTCTATGTAGGTCACTCGTTCATCATCAATGTGATTTTCTTTTAGACCTGTTGAGTAATTATCAACTGAATATATCTTTGCATCTGTGTCTTCTAATAGAGATTCAATTAAATTTGTACCAACAAATCCAGCACCACCTGTAACTAATATGTTACTCATCGTATTCACCTTCTGTTTCAAGCACATCATCAATGCCAAGTTCCTTGGTATCATACTTCAAGACAAGTTTATCACATATCTTTTCATAAAGTTGTTCCTTTAACTCAGGATTATTCTGTAACATTTCCTCAAAATCTTTTGATTGAAATTTCACATCATCATCCTCAAAGGGTAACGTGTACCAAGCGCCTGATTGTTTGACAATCTTATGTTCTTTCATAACCTTTAACCAAGAACCTGTATCATCAATACCTTTGTCAAAGTATAAAGGAAATTCACAATGTCTCAAAGGAGGTCCTAAACGATTCTTTATGACTTGTGCCATAATGGTCATCCCTATAGTGTTCTTCTTTGAGTCTTTGATTTGACCTTTATTCTTTAAACGGATACGTGTTGAAGCGTGAAAAGGAAGTGCCTTACCTCCTGAAGTTGTCCACGGGTCTCCAAACATCACACCCATTTTTTGTCGTAGTTGATTTGTAAACACAAGCGCCACACGCTGTCTTCCAATCATCTGAGTTACTTTACGCATAGCCTTTGAAATGATGATAGCCTTGTGTGTAGCGTAACCATCTTTATCAAAGTCAGCTTCTATCTCAAATTTAGTAGAAGCAGCTGCAACACTATCAACTAAAATAGTGACCAATCTATCTTTATCACTTTCACGAACCTTGGTAACAATCTCTTCTATAGCCTCAAAAATATCCTCTATAGTTTCTAAGTGTAAGTACAACATTTTGTTAATGTCACAACCTATAACTTTTAAAAAGTCTTGACTAACTGCTGTTTCAGTATCAATGTAAACTGCTACACCATCTCTCTTTTGAGTAGATGCTAATAAGTGAGCTCCTACCAAAGATTTACCACTTGATTCTAAGCCATTTAATTCAGTTATACGACCAACAGCAATACCACCATTAGGTCTGTTTGAAATAGCCAAGTCAAGTAGAGTAGAACCTGTAGAAAGAAATTCATCAATGTCTGTAGGTGTAGAATCTGTACCATCTAAGAAATATGCTACTTTATGATTATGTTTTTTGTTAATACTATCGGCAATAATATTAGCCAAATCGTCTTTAGTTTTAGCCATATTGACTCCTTATCTAAAGGGGGCAGAGGTTTCTACCCCCTTATTATTTTGTTGTATTATAATCTAACGATTAAAGAGAGCGTCAAAGGCTTCGGTTGTATCAGTAACCGTTGCTTTGCTAACAACTTCATTAGGTTCGTCAGCCTTCTCCTCACCTTCATCAGGTGTATCGGAAAGCCAATTGTTAAGAACCTCTGTCAAATCATCATAACTAAGTTCTTTATAGACCTCAGTAATATCTGATTGATTTTCAAGAGTAGTTTCTAACAATGCCTTGTCCTCAGTAATTGGAGTTTGATTAGGCTTTACTCTAACGTTAGTTGTTGGGAAACTCTTACCTGTATCTTCAGCTGATATAAACTCTACCACAACATCACGACCTGTCATTGGGTCTGTAATGTCACCATAGTCAGGGTCAGCTATAACAGAAAGAAGTTCTTGATATACCATCTTACCAAAACCCCAAAACTTAACACCTTCGTTCTCTTCACCACGAACAATTACCGGAGCAAAAGTTCTCATCTTTGCTGAAAGTTTCTTTGACAATTGATAATCATCTTTGTTACCACTTGCTTTTAACTTGTTAGCAAATTCTTCAATAGGGTCAGGGCGACCAAATGAAATAGGTGAAAGGTAAGAACGGTCTCCGAGACCATAATGAAAAAACAATTCAATGAAAGGATTTGTTTTATCGTGCTTATAAGGCACAACCCTAATCTGTTGTTTTCCTGGTTGAGGTCTCCATAAGTTTGAAGTTCTGTTGTTGGATGTCTGAAGTTGATTCAGACGTTTACGAATAGCATCAATATCCATTTTATTCTCCTGTATTTATTATTTGTTATTGTTCAATAGTTACTTTTGTAACCATTAATAAGTATGGTCTAAACTATCTAAAATCAATTTAAATTTATTATCTTAAACAATTTAGTCCTTACCACTTTTAGTCCTTTAGGACTTCCAATCAGAAGTTGATTAGTATAATTTTGCCAATTAATCTTAAATGATTTATCAAGAATACCATTATTAGCAGATTTAATTAATTCATTGATAGCGTTTATAGTATACAATGTATTGGTATGTTTCTTTCTATGAATTGAAATTGTATTCTGTGTTTCAGGCATTCTCTGAGATTTTGCAACATTATATGTCAACATCAGATTATAAGTATTCTCCACATCCTCCAAAATGTAAATTTTATTTAAGAGGACATCGTAACATTCTTTTATCAAAAAGATGACGTTCTCGTATTCCTCTCTGTTAGAGAAAGTGCATAGTAGTTGTGAATCTATCATTTCTTCTTCTTGATTCTCAACGCCCAATTTGCACTTGTATATCTTTGTTTAGTTACTCTCGGTGGTGGTGGTTCTTTTTCAATGTTATCTCTTGGAGGCTCCATATAACCTTTATCGTGTAGACCGAAATCTGATGTAGTAAAGTTTCCATCTTTTTCATTTATGTCTATCTCAGGACCTCCTGTATTGACAAGTTCTACAAACTTTAACTTTGTATCAAGATTCAAATCAGCCATCTGTCTTATAGTTTCTGAACCTGAAAATTCTCTAAACGACATCTCTTTCATTACAGGGCCTAATGATTGTGGACTTAACTCCAAACCATATGTGGCTCCGTACTTACTATGATATGTTTTTAGTTTCTTCATTATCTTTTCCCACTTTTCTTCAGCATCAGGATAGTCATTGAATACTTCTATAAAAGTTTGTTTTGCCTTATCAAAATCTTCTGCCTTTTCTATAGACTTTATTGAATCAATTTGTTTTGAAAGTTTAGGGTCTGAAATATTCTGAACCTGTTCAATAGAGCCTCTGTGCATATTTTCTATGTTTTCAAATTTTTCTTTATGTTCAGGATATACTTTTACAAAGTGTTTACAAAACTCTGAAGCAGATGACCCTGGTTGTTGTTCTTTACCTCGTTGTGATTTTATGGATATACCATCTATAGATATAACATCACCTGAGTTTTCATCACGATTGACAACTATAACATCTGCCAAAGGATAGTTACCTGATACAGGCATATAACATTCTTTACCTTCTGCCAAGTAATTCATATATGTGAATATTTCACCCATATCTTTCAATACATTTTTACCCTCATCTTCGTGTATCTGTGAAGCCTGTTCATACATATTCATAAACTCACTTGACAATGATGAGCGTAGTTTTTCCATCTTCTCCTCTGTGGACAAACTCTCATCGTCAATAATACTTTTCATATCGCTTACATAATCATTGATATATTTTTTAGTCTTGTCGGGAGCATTTTCTTTTGCATAATCGTCAAGTAAATCAACTGCACGATTTATTTCTTTTACAAATGTTTCAGGTTTATCAGGGTCAAGTGGTTCACCGAAGAAATCATCAGCACCAACATCAACACCCGACTCTTCTTTTATCTTGTTTGCAATCTCTTGACCTAACATTTCAGAG